TCCCCTCAGCCCCCGCCTCTTATTCCCCCAAGGGGTCCGGATCGCCCAAGGGAGGGCCTGAGCGGCCCGAGTTCGACCCGGCTGGATGGGTGAGACCCCGGTTGGAAACTAGGGCGCCTGCGACGGTGCGGGGGACTCACGGTGGAGCAGCTGCCGAATGGCTGTCGACGGTGTACGGGATGGAGTTGCGAGGTTGGCAGCGGCACGCGCTCGACCGGGCGCTCGAGCATGACGAGGACGGGCGCCTGGTGTGGGCGGTTGTCGTTCTGAGCGTGGGGAGACAGAGCGGCAAGAGTTGGCTCAGTCGGGGCATTTGCATGTGGCGCCTACACAACCGGGACCTGTTCGGCGAACCGCAGACAATCCTGCACATGGCGAACAAGCGCGATACGGCGATGGAGGTGCTACGACCTGCAGGCCTGTGGGCGCTCGAGCGATACGGGAAGGGCTCGGTCAGGTGGGGCAATGCTGCCGCCGGCATCAGCCTGCCGAGTGGTGATCGTTGGCTGATCCATGCGGCCAACAATTCTGCCGGCGTCGGTTACTCGTGCAGCATGGTATTCGCCGATGAGTGCTGGGCGATTTCTCGCAACGTCATCGACGACGCGGTCATGCCTACGATGTCGGAGCGTGAGCAACCGCAGCTCTGGCTCGTTTCGACTGCAGGCGACTCGTCGAGCGACCTCATGATCCAATACCGATCGGCAGCGATCGAGCAGCTCGACGCGCCAGTTGGCACGCTGCTGCTCGAGTGGTCGGCGCCAGCGGACGCTAACCCGGACGAGCCCGAGACGTGGGCCTGGGCTTCACCCGAGTGGACCGACAAGCGGCAAGCGTTCGTGGCTCGTCAGCACTCAACGCTCGAGGAATCGTCGTTCCGTAGGCAGTGGTGCAATCAGTGGGTTACGAAGTCGGGCAGTTGGCTCAAGGACAGCCAGTGGGCCGACACGACGTCGGACGTCGACCTGCCGGAGTCGAGCACATGGACGGTCGCGGTCGAGTCGGCATTCGACGGGCAGGGCCATGCGGTCGCGGTCGCCGGTGTCCTCGAGGACGAGCGCGTGGTCGTCAGGGTGTCGACGATGCGAACGATTAAACAGGTCGACGAGCGCCTCGCGCAGCTGCGCGCCGAGCATCCGCAGTTGTTCGTCCTGGTCACCCCCGGGTACGTCGACCGGCTCGGCGAACGATTTGACGAACTGGTGGGGCAGCGCGAGGCCGTCGCCGGCACGCAGGCCCTGCTCGACCTATTTGACCGGCGCGCGATCCTTCACGACGGGGGCCTTGTCCTGCGGGAGCATTTCGCGGCGTCGAGGATCAGCAAGCGTGACGCCGGCTGGGTTCTGTCGAGCGCGATGGGTGAGGGCCCGTCGTATGCGGCGCGTGCTGTCATGTTCGCCGCTGCCCAGGCAACGAAGCGCCAACGCCCGACAGCAATCATTCATAGCCGCCGACGTGCTTGACAATCGTTATAAACCTGTAATATGGCCCCGTGGCGTTTCCCCGTCCGAGATGGTCCGCCCCTCCGTCCCCCCCAAGGTCGATGGAGGGCGGGCCGTCTGTGGCTTTGCGCGAGGGCGCCGGCACGTCGCTGCTGCAGATGATCCAAGGCGCCGGGTCTTCGTTCAGAACCTCAAGGGCCGCCGCGCTGCAAGTCCCCGCATTCGTCGACGCCATGAAGACGTACTCCCACACGATCAGCGGTTTCGGCCTGCGGACGTACCGAGGCGGCGAACCAATCGAAACCGCCCAGGTACTCGTCAGCCCCTCGTCCTATCTGCCGTACACGTCCGTTATCGCGAGGACCGTCGAGAACCTCCTGCTCCACGATCGGGCCTACTGGCTCGTGGTCGACCGGACGTGGGATGGTTTCCCTCGCGAGATACAGGTCATGGACGTTGACGACGTATCCGACCTCACCACGCATTCGACGGCGAACCAAAACACGCAGTTTCCGCCCGTCGATCCGTTCTACTACATCGGCACGCCTGTCCCGGCCCGCGACGTCATTAAGTTCTACGGCGACGGGCTCGGCGGATGGCTGTCGACAGGTGCCGCTGCGATCAACACAGCCGCCGCCCTCGAGGCCGCGACGCTGAACTACAGCGAGTACCCCATGCCGACCGTGGTCCTGAAGAACACTGGCGCCGACCTTCCAGCGGCAACAGTGGACGCGCTCCTGACCGCATGGGAAGAAGCCAGGAGCAACAGGGCCACGGCCTACCTCAACAGCGCGATCGAGGCGAAGGGCATGGGCTGGTCCGCCCGCGATCTCGCACTCGTCGAGGCACGTAACGAGTCCGCCATCGGGATAGCGCGCATCGCGAACCTCGACCCCGTGTGGGTCGGCGCCAGCGTGTCAGGATCGTCACTCACATACTCCAACCGCGTCGACCTTTATCGGCAGCTTCTCGACATCAGCCTGCGCCCCGTTATGGACATGCTCACCCACCGGCTGAGCATGCCGGACGTCACTCCTCGAGGGCACGCCGTGCGATTCGACACAAGCGGTTTCCTGCGCGGCAACGCCAGCGACCTCGGCGACCTCGTCCAGAAGCTCGTCCCCCTGGGCGTCCTCACACCCGACGAGGCCCGCACCGTAATCGACCTCAACACCCTCGGACTCACCCCGACAAGCCTCGTACAGATGGGCGGATAGATGAGAACGGTCACGACCTCGAGCACGCTGCTGCTGCACACCCGTGCGGACGACGGCGGCGACATCATCGGCACCGGCTACGGCATGGCCGTCCCCTACGGCGTCGAGATCGAGTACGACGGGATGCGAGAATCGTTCGCGCCTGGTGCGTTCGATACTGCTGCAGTCGTCGGCAAGCCTCTCGCCTACCGGCACAACGAGCCCATCGGCGTGATCACAGCGGCCAGCAACGAGCCCGACGGCCTCTACATCGATTTCGACGTCGTCAACACTTCCCTCGGGCGTGATGCGGCAACCCTCATGCGCACGGGATCAAGCCGCGGCCTGTCCGTCGGTTTCGCCCCGCTCGAGTCCAAGCGGACCCAAGGCAAAAACGCGATCGTGTACACCAAAGCCGCACTGGCTGAAGTGAGTCTCACCCATCAGCCGGCGTACTCAAGCGCCGGCGTCGGTTCAATCAGAGAAGAGGATGCAATGTCAGTCGAAACCGTCGAGGACGCCGCCCCGGCGGTCGTCGCAGACATCCAGGCACGCGAGGCCATTGACGAGCTGCGCCGCGAGGTCCAGTCCGTCGTCCACGTCTCCGAGCCCATCCACCCGCTCGCACAGTTCCGCTCCTACGGCGAGTACAGCAAGGCCGTCCTCGAGGGCTTCGAGTCCCGGGCCCTGTTCGACCAGGTCACCGGCGACAACCCCGGCGTCATGCCGCCCGTGTGGCTGCAGCAGGTCCGGGGCATCATCGACTCCGGTCGCCCCGTCATCACCGGCGTCGGCGGCCCGCAGTCAGCAGGCACCGTCGGGCTCGATATCAACTGGCCCTACAGCGAGAACGTCCTGACCGACATCGTCGAGGCGCAGGCCAATGAGAAGGACGAAGTGAATAGCGTCCAAATCAGCATCCTCAAGGGCACCGCGTCGCTCGGGACCTACGCCGCCGGCTCGGACATCTCCTACCAGCTGCTGCAGCGGTCTCAGCCGTCCTACCTCGACGCACACAACCGCATCATGGCGGCGAGCTACTCGACGGTCACCGACCGCAAGTTCACCTCGGATATCTGGAATCAGGGCGCCGGGACGGTCACCTACGACCTGAGCGCAGACACGACCGGCGCAGTGTTCCGCGCTGCAGTGTTCGAAGCGTCGATGGAATGCGAGGACGCTACCGGCATGCCGGCGTCCATCGTGTACGCCTCGACGGCCCTCATGATCGAAATTGGCGGGTGGGAGTCGTTTTACCCGGCGCCCTACTCGGTCCAGAACGTGTCCGGCGTCGCAACGGCCAGCACCCTCCAGGTGAACGTGTCCGGCCTCCGGGTCGTTCGCGCCAAGTGGCTCGACGGCGCAGCCGCACGGCACGCCATCGTCACCAACGGCGAGGCTGCACGGTGGATCGAGGACGGACCCCGCCTCGCAAACGCCGAGAACGTCGGCCAGCTCGGTCGTGACATTGCCATCTACGGCTACGGCGTCACCGCGGCCTACCTCCCCAACGGCATCGTTCGCCTGGTCGAGCCGTAAACCATGGCGCTGCTCACCGGAACGCAACTGGCTACCTCATTGGATCTCACCTATGCGGCGGACCCGTTCGACCAGGTGGCAGCGGCAGCCGTCGCGGTGGTGTCCTCCGTCATCACCGCGACGGCATTGGCAGCTGAGCCCGCAGCCCTCAAGGAAGCGACCCTCGGCATCGGGATTGACATATTCCAGGCACGCTATGCAGCCGGCGGCGAGTCCGTCGGCCTCGACATGCAGGCCAGCCCGTACCGGCTCAACAGCATCCTGCTCAAAAGCCGGGCCGCGCTGATCGCGCCTTACATTCGAGTCGAGAGCATGGTCGGATGACTGCGCTGACGACCGAGGCGCGCCTGGCGATCACCACGGCGCTCACCGGCCTCGGATACAAGGTCTACACGAGCACGCCGCCGGTACCGATCCCGCCGAGCATCGTGATCATGGCCGACTCGCCATGGGTCATCCCTGAGCGGCTGGGGCGCCTGTCCTACCGCACGCAGTGGCGCCTCATGGTCGTCGTCAATCCTCGGAAGAACAGCGCAGCGCAGCTAGACGCCGAGGACGCCATAGACACCATTCTCGGGGCGCTGCCGGTCTACGCCGTCGTGTCGAGCATCGGTCCGCCGACGCTCATGGACGTCGGTCCTCAAGGTTCCATCATTACCGTCGAAGTATCACTCACCGCATCTATGAAGGGTTAGGCCATGCCAGCAACCTCGATCGCCGGCGCCACGTTCACCG